AAGGACTGACCGATGGCCTACACCAAACCCGAGTTACGCGAACGCCTGAAGAATCAGGTAATGGCCGGAAGCAAAGGGGGCGACCCCGGCGAGTGGTCGGCCCGCAAGGCACAGGTGCTTGCTGCCAAGTACGAGGAACAGGGTGGGGGCTACAAGGGGGCCAAGACCGAGGCCCAGAAGTCCCTGACCAAATGGACGGGAGAGAAGTGGAAGACTTCGGACGGCCAGCCCTCCGATGGCAAGAAGCGCTACCTTCCTGAGAAGGCGTGGGAGAAGCTGACCCCGGCAGAAAAAGCAGCGACCAACCGAACCAAGGCGGCGGGCAACGCCAAGGGTCAGCAGTTCGTCAAGCAGCCAGAAGCTGTGGCAAAGAAGGCGGCGGCGGTGAGATCGGGACGACCCTGACGAAGTTGCCTCGGCTGAGTTCTCGCTCAACCTTGATCGCCGCCTTGGCAACGTGCATGACCGGGGCCAGATCAAGCTGTTCGTCATGTAGCGCCAGCGCTTCGTTGATGAGCTTCATCTCTTCAGCCCGGAGTATGAATCGGCCCGTAGCTTTGTAGCGATCTCGCAACAGCGTCATGGCGACTTGAGCTTGCACGAGGTCGCCCACGAACTCCTTGCCGTAGCCCTGCTCACAAAGCACGAGCCCGACGTTGACGGCGTTGGCGACGAATTGCCAGTCTTGCTTATCAGCTTGGCCGGTGGTCAGGGCCAGCATGGACTGGTGCGTCATGATCTTGGTGGACAAAAGCATCCCGGTGTCGGCCACCCGGATGCCATCCAAAACGAACTTCAAGGGGTCTTTGATGATGCCCTTGGGCTTGTACTTTTTTCTGGGTTTGCTTGAAACTGGCATATGGAATTTGTGGTGCTTGAGTTGCACTCAGACCGTGTGCTTTTTGTGTGTCATTTATGTGCTTTTGCATACGCAGGCCGTTGGGTAGCGCTCAGTTTTTTGAGCACATGACACATAGAAAACCGGGCAGGTTTTGGGTGCAACTGATTGATTTACAACGACTTTCTACTCTTCTGTTGTGTGTCAGTGCAGCGACTCGAAATCAGGCGTACCGCAAGGTACCGTGGGTTCGAATCCCACCCTCTCCGCCAGAAAAATCGCTTTACTATCAACACGTTAGCCCACAGCCACAAGCCGTGGGCTTTCTTTTTGCAGGCTGACTTTTTCGCTCTGTGCTGAAAATGTGTCACCCCGCAAATTCACTACCTTCTTCACCGCTTCTCTCGCGCTGGCCTTGGCTGCCTCGGCGTCCGCTGTCATCTGCGCTGCACCGGCAATCGCTCCCGTGAGCCTGTCGTCAATGCGCTGCGCAAAATGGAGCATCGCCTCGGCGTTCGCATGGGCATAACGGCGCACCATCTTCGGCGTCTTCCACGACCCCAGCGCCATCAGCACCCCGTCGCTCACGTTGGCGTGAAGCATCATGGTCGCCCAGGTGTGGCGCAGCGAGTGCTTGACCACCCCCGTATCCGCCAGCCCCGCCTTCTCCAGCGCCAGCAGCCATGTCTGTCGCCCGCCCTTTTTGATCGGCTTGCCTTGGTAAGTGAACACACTGTCCAAGTGCTTGCCCATCTGGCGGCGAACAATCTCAGCGGACACGTCGTTCAGCGGGATGCCATGCTCGTCGCCGTTCTTCATGACGCTGCCCTCGAAGACCACCACGCGCCTTGCCATATCGACCTGCTCCCACCGCAGCCCCAGCACGTTGCCCATGCGCTGTCCGGTTGCCAAGGCGAACCCGGCAATGTCCTTCCAGTGCGCAGGCAGCGCGTTGAGCAGCCTTGCGATCTCGTCGGGCTTGAGCCAGCGCGTTCTGCCGGTGCTTTCCTTTTCCAGAAAGAAAGCGGGCAAGTGCTGCACCTCCACCCACTGACGCTTGAGCGCGGCGTAGCGCATCACCGAACGCAGCGGAGCCAAGTATCTGTTCTTGGTCGCCTGCTTCCAGCCCCGCTCCTTGAGTCCGGCCTCCGAGATGTCGATGATCCGCGCCTGCGTGATGTCGGTCAGCATGGCCTTGGAGCCAAACTTTTCCTGCCACCACGCAAGCTGCTGCGTGTACTGCTCATGCACCGACTTGCCTTCTTTGGTGCCGAGAAAAGTCTCGCACGCTTTGGAAAACAGCATCGGCTCTTTCACACCCAACTTCTTTTGCTCCCAGACTTCTGCCTTGACCTTGTTCAGCGCAGCATCTGCAAGCTGCTTGTTCTCGGTCTCGGTGGACACACGCTTCATGACGCCGTGGGCGTCGGTGTAGCGCATGTACCAAACCTTCGGGTTGCTTGCTTCTTTTCTTCGATAGAGGCTCATACCTGTCCTTTCATGTGCCTTGCGGCAACTTAGGTCTGAGCACCCACGACCTGCCCGGTCGAGTAAGCATTCTGACGCGAGGCAATCCATGTGTCAATTTCATCAGCGTAAGCCCTCCACTGACCGCCCTTGACATACTGGAACGCGGGGATGCGATGACTCACCGCCCAGCGCCTTGCGGTCTCGTGATCCACCGACAGACGGGTGGAAATCTGTTGGAGATTAAGTATCGGGCGGTGCCCGATGCCGGAGGTGGCGGCTGGTGCGGCTGGTGCGGCTGGTGCGGCTGGTGCGGCTGGTGCGGCTGGCGCAGCAGGGGTGGCAACTATCGTCAATGAAGTCATGCGGCCTCCCGAGCGTTGGGGTTGGCTGTCTCGCCTGCGGCTTCCACCTCGAACAGATCGGTGGTGTCCGCATCCATAGACGACTCCACCGCAATGCCCCGGTTGATCGCTGAGACGAGCTCTTCCTGACTGGCAACCTTGACGTGGATGATGGAGCGGGCCACATGGCCCAAGGCTTGCGCCCGGTGCGCGGCGCGAACCAGACGAACAGACTGGCCGTGGCCGACCAAGTAAATGCGCTGGGGTTTGATGCTGATAACAGAATGGGTAATCATTATTCTTTGACTCCGACAAAATTGGTTTCAAAATGCTTGGCAAGCATCTCTTCGAGGACGGCGTGGCGCGACCAGCCGCGCTGGCTGGCAATGGCGGTGATGACCCAGTAGTGCATAGGGCTCACGCCCACGGCAAACGAGTGGGCCTTGTTGACGGGCACTTTGATCGAGCCCGCAGCGCGGGTCTTGCGCGTGGCGCTGGGGGCGGCGGCAGTTTTCATGGGTCTGTTGTCTCTGGTTAAATAAAAGGGGTGAGGTCAGGGGGCATCCAGCCGGGGGGTTTGCCAATCTTTCCGCCCTCGCGGATGACCGGCTTGCCGTCCACGAGCTTGGCGTCGTTCGAGTCGAGCACCGCTTGGTCGGCCCCATCTTTGAGGAAGGACGCCAGATACGCCACGCCGTTGCCGGTGACTTCTCGGTCACACAGCGCGTCGAGTGCTTCGGCGCGGTTGTCCTCGGGGATCGTGACCATGAGGTCGCGGCCCTTGAGCTTTCTGGCAAACCACTCGAGGTCGTCACAGGTGCGGGCGATGAGCTTTTGGTAGCCCTCTTTTTCCACGGCCAGCGTGCGCAAGAACTCCACCGTCTCTTCAATGTCGCAACCGATCTGCACCGACAGGTGCTCCGGGGTCGGCGTCTTGCCGCACGCCTGGAGCCACGCAGCGGTGCGCTCAAAATTGTTGGCAGCTTCAATCATCAGTCTGTTCCTCCGTGGTTCTTGTCTTTCATCTCGCCCATGTCGGCGTACTGCCGAACGCGCTGCGCTTCCCGGTCTCCCTTGCGGCGAATGCCGAGCTCGCCGTCAAAGCAAAAGCCCGACGCCCGCAAGAAGCGCTCAAGCACCGGCAGCGCGTCTTCGAGTGAGTGCAGATCAGTGACCGTTATCGACAGCGTCTCGCGGCCCGCCGTGCTGATGAGGGTCATGGTGTTCGTCTGCGGATCGTGCATGTCGTCCATCTCGTGTTGTCCTTGTTGTTGTTGGGGTGCGGGCGTCGTCACCTCAAAACGGAATGTCGTCATCCATGTCATCGAAGCCGCTGGCGGTCTTGGCTGGTGCAGGGGCGGCGGCTCGGCGCTCGGGCTGACGCTGGGCTGGTGCGTGAGAGGTGCCGCCTGCGGGCTTGCTGCCAACCAGTTCAAGTTCGCTGACCGTGCCCGAGAGCTTGAAGCCGCTCGTGCCATCGCGCTTGGCGAACGTCTCGATGTGCGGATCAGCGATCACGCAGTAAATCTGTTGGCCTTTGACGAGGTACTGGGCCAGCGCTTCGGCGCGTTTGCCCCAGAGCGCAGCGTCCAGCCACTGCGTCGGCTTGTTTCCATCCGCACCCTTGCGGCCATAGTTGTAGGCCAGCGTCAAATTGAGCACGGCCTCATTGCCTGCGCCGCGAAGTTCAGCGTCCTTGCCCACACGAAATACACCAACAATTTGAGTCATTTTTTTGCTTAGGTTGAGAGATCAAAAAACTTTTCGGAGATCACGAGGTTTGCAATCTCCGGTGGGGTCGGCTTCTTTGAACGTGGAGGCTCCGCCTGCGCCCCCACATACATCCAAAATTCGGCCAGCCGCACATGCAGCCAGCACCAATACTCCTCAGAGCGCACGATGCGCCGCACACTCATGCGCTCCGGCGTCCAGACAATGAAGTCGCACCATGCGCGGTCTGTGATTTCCATCAAGCCCTGCATCTGTGCCATGTAGTAAGGCGGCACTTCGGGATAGATCACGCCAGAGAACGGGCACTTGATCTCGCCCACGCCATCCATGTCGATGAGCAGATCGGGTGAGCCGCCCAGCCAATCGTGCTCGGGGTGCGGCACAAAGCCGACCAAGGACATGGTGGTGTCAAACTCTGTGCAGTAGCCAGCGTAAGCAGCCAAGGCGACAGGCTCATTCGTGGTGCCGTACTCGGTGGCTTCGTTGCCCTCGAAGACCTCCAGGCCAAAGTGCCTGCGCCACGCCTGCTGACGGGAGCCGGGGCCAAGGCCCGCTGCCTGCCCGAAGGCGGACGCCGTGAGCTTGCCCTTGCGCTGGGCGAACCACGCCGGGGTGCCTTGCTCGGGGTTGGCCTGCAAGGACTCAGTCTGCATGGGCTGCCTTCGGTTCAGCTTCCTTGGCAACCAACTGCTTTTTCAGCGCCGCCACCAGTGGCATGGTGATGGTGCGGGTCAACTCGTCAAAGCCGTTGAACACTTCGCGCAGTTGGTCAACAGATTCGCAGTTCGATACCGCATCCTTGGCCGCTTTGATCTGGGCAACGGTCAGCTTGGCAACCGGGGCGGGGGGCGGGGCTTCTTTCTCGACTTCAGCGGGAACGTCTTCGCCTGCGTAGATGTACAAGCCGATGCCGTGCAGGGCAATGCTTTTTGCCAGACAGCGCTGCATGGCCGTGTTGACTTGGAACGCATCCGGGTTGGGGATGGGCTGGTTCTTGTGGTTCATCACCGGCAGTTGCGCGGTGCGCTCCACGCCGAACGCCTTGACGGTGCAAAACACCATCGCGGTGGAGCCGATCAGAACAAACGGGACGGGCTGCTGGGTGGCTGGATCAATGCCGAAGCGGTAGTCCCACGTTGCAGCGGGATCGTTTTGCAGGAGTTGATCGACAGCGTAGGCCCACGAGAGGTAGGACAGGCCGTTCTTTTTTTCGATCTGTGCGCCCACGTCGATGGTGCGCAGGCTGGTGAAGTTGACAAGGCTGCCTGTGCCTTGCTCCGGGGTGCTTGGTGTCATTGTGTGTCTCCCTCGGCCTGCAAAACGTAGCCGGGTTAACAACAATTATCTATCAAAATTGACAGTAATTAAAGGTTCCTTGTGGAAAAAGTTTATTAAAACAAGTATTTGTTAATCGTAGTCAGTGGCCGTAGCGGCTTGTTGACAAAGCAGGGATTGAAATCCTGAGCGTCATGCGCTTTTGCGCGGGCGGTAGCTGCGGTGCTCGATCATCACGCCCAGCACCTTGACCGTGTCGTCCTTGCCTTGCACGACAGACCAGTCGTCGTTCATGGGTGACAACTCAAAGCCCTCGCCATCACGACAGCGGTACTTGCGAAAGATGGTGGATTTGTTGGCGCTGGCAACGACAAAGTCACCCGGCTCCGGCAACAGATCGGGGTCAACCAGCACCCTGTCGCCTGGACGGAAAAGGGGGGCCATGCTTTCGTCTTCGATCTGAATGGCGAACGTGTGCAGGCCCGCCTCGATGTCTGTCATGAGGAACACATTCCCAAAGACGGTCGGCGCTGCGCCCCCTTTAATCGCGGCGACCACGGCCTTGGCTGCGACCAGTGGCACCCGGCGCAGGCTCACGTCCACCCCACCGATCTCGATCCTGACAGACGGGTCATGCGCGTTGCCGTCGCCCGTTTGCAGCCACGCCGGGTTCACGCCCAAGACTTCGGCGATCTTGGTGGCGTAGCGCGAACTGGTGGCGGGCGATGTTTGCGAGCATATGTAGCTGATGGTCTGCTGCTTGACCCCCAGCAACCGAGCAAGCTCTGCCTGCGAGATATTTTTTTCCGCGAGCACCGTGCGAACTCTTGAACCGA